GCTCAAACATGTAAAAGAGTGGGCACAAAACTAATCTGTTGATTTCTAGGATAGATACAGCAACCTTAACTTTATACTGACTGCACTTAATGTAGTAGACGGCGGCCCGCAAGGCTGGTGATACTGGAGCCGAAAGGCTTTGAAGGTAGAATCTTTATATCTAGTAGCAATACTAGACGCTTACGGAACTAATGGCTTATGGGAAGACATATATGTTCATGTACAGAACTTACATGATAGGCTTGGGGAACTGAACCAATATACAGGGGATGGGGCCAAGCAGAAAATAAAAACTGTTCCGGCTATCCTGTTAAACAATAGAATGTTAACAGCAACTTTAAATTTTCAAGCATATCGAAAACAAAACACATTCTGAAAGGACACACATATGAACGCATTTGTAAACGCAGTAGCAAACCAAGAAGCCCGTACCGCAAACGGTATGAAGGCACGTAAGTCAACAGCTAAGGCTACAGTTGACCTGTTTTACAACATCGGCGCAAGCCGTGGTAAGGACATCACTAAGGCATTTACTGCCGCGTATGTCGAGAATTCTGATGTGGCACTTCGTATCGCACAATGGGCACGTGATGTCCGTGGTGGTGCAGGTGAACGTCAATTGTTTCGTGATATTCTAGTTCATCTAGAAAAGCGCGATCCGGATGCCGCTTTGGCTTTGCTAAAGAAGGTTCCAGAAGTAGGTCGTTGGGATGACATCTTTGTCTTCACTACACCTCTTCTAAAGTCAGCCGCATACACCATGCTCGGTGATGCGCTTCGTGCGTCTAACGGCCTTGCGGCTAAGTGGACTCCACGTAAGGGCAAGATTGCTGCTGAAGTCCGAGCATTCTTCGGAATGACTCCAAAGCAATATCGTAAGAGTCTTGTTGCTCTCACTAAGGTTGTTGAAACACAAATGTGTGCCAACGACTGGGACAACATTAACTTCTCACACGTTCCTTCTGTAGCTGCTCGCAACTACAAGAAGGCATTCAACCGTCACACTCCTCTGTTCGCAGAGTATGTGTCTAAGTTGGTAAGTGGTGATAAGACTGTAAAGGTTAACGCCGATGCAATCTTCCCACATGACGTTCTTAAGGGCGTCGCACACAGCTACACCAAGCTGAACAAGACAGAGACTGACCATGTCATCGCACAATGGGACGCTCTGCCAAACTATGTAGGTGACGCAAGTATCCTACCTCTAGTTGACGTAAGTGGTTCTATGACCTGTACAGCAGGTGGTACAACCAATGTACGTTGCTTGGACGTTGCGGTATCACTAGGTTTGTACCTAGCAGACAAGAACAAGGGCGTGTTCAAGGACACATTCTTGACTTTCTCTAGCAAGCCACAACTTGTTACTCTAAAGGGTAACATTGTTGAAAAGTGTGACCAAATGTCACGTAGCAACTGGGAAATGTCAACTGACTTGCATGCCGCTATGAACAAGATTCTTAGCGTTGCGGTCAAGGGTAACGTCCCAGAAAGCGACATGCCAAAGATGTTGCTAATCTTGTCAGACATGCAATTCAACCAATGCGCTCGTTTCGACGACAGCGCAATGGAAATGATTGAACGCAAGTATGCTGAAGCGGGTTACACCGCTCCACAAATTGTGTTCTGGAACCTAAACAGTTCTGGCAATGTGCCTGTTAAGGCAGACAAGAGTGGTGCCGCTCTAGTGTCTGGGTTCAGCCCAAGCATCATGAAGGCACTATTGAGTGCTGATCTTGATCAGTTCACTCCAGAAGGTATCATGCTTAAGACTGTAATGGTCCCACGCTACGACCTTGCGTAAAAATGTGTTGTAGTAATACAACGGTTTTAGATAGGGCCTTAGGGCCCTATTTTTTTAGGTTGACAGTACCAAAATTTGGTGCTATAATTACAGTATGAAAAGCAAACACTTAACCAAAATTCGTGAAGTTTTTGAGCAATTAGGACATGCATGGGTTGAACCCTATAGCACAACCGAAGGCGCAATTAACAGAGCAGAAGTAGGCAATCATAGAGGATTGTACTACATCTATCCAGAAGTTAATTTTTATTTTGGTAAAGCGGCAACAAATACTGTTATTAATCGTCACCAAACACATCGTCCAAAACTGGATGTTGATTTGGCTACATTGTACAGTACACCAGTTGAAAAAGTAGAACCAAAATGGATGTTTCCAGAAGGGTGGAAAGAAGGAGTTTGTAAGTACATTATCGAAGGCACAACTAGTATCCCTAGTCATTATGTTAAAATTGGAAAGAAGTTGGTAGCGCCTGGTGTGCTAGACTTTCCAGTAAAACATAAAGTTGATGTAGATACATTGGAAGTTTTGGTCTGGAACTTGGATCACTTGACTGCTAAACAGATAAGTGAAATTGAAGAAGCGGTAATTCCTGCAATTTGGCCGTACTGCAATAACGAGACGTATAGAAAAAGGAAAAAAGAAAATGGCACCGTGGATTCAAAACGTAAGTCTAGGAGACATTCCTAAAGGGTTTCATATCGATGCGGGCATCAATAGTATGCTCATTCAAATCGTAGACCCTGCTATGGAGTTTCCTACTCCTAAGCATCAATTTAAAGAAATACATCAATTTGAATTTCTCGACCTTGAGCAAGATGACAAGTGGGGAGAGGAATTTAAAGTTACAGACCAGCAAGCAGAGCAATTGGTTAAACTGTTGCAACATGCTCTAGACAATCGCATGAATGTGATTGTACATTGTGTGGCAGGAGTTTGCCGCTCAGGTGCTGTATGCGAAGTTGGAGTCATGATGGGCTTTCGTGATACAGAAGCATATCGTAGTCCTAACTTGATGGTCAAGCACAAGATGATGCGAGTCTTGGGTTGGACTTACGATGAAAACGAACCGCACACTATTAACGGTGTGCCGTTCGAATATGACGAACTTGGCAATAAGAAAATTTGGGTTCCTCCGCAACGAGAAGGAGATATTTAATGGTTTATGCTTTACTTTATGCATTGGTAATCAACGGATCGGCGTATGTATTGGTTGAGCCAATAGAATCATTAGAAGTGTGTAGGAAAATTGCCAAGGTCATGCGAGACAACAGAAATGAACAATATCCTGATGCAAGATGTGTTGCTATATTGTTTGACAAGGATGAATGATGTATATTACAAAACAAGAAGTTGAAAAGATTTTAGCTGTCATGAACGAGTTTGATGACGCTACATGGTATAAACTAGAAGCAGATAATTCTAGTGGAATTGGTAGTGTACTAACACTAACAATGGAAATGGTTCTTAAAGATAGACCAGCGATTGTCAAAATTGATATTGCTGGAGTGGAGAATTGGTAAAATGACTACATGGATTACAAGTGACTTGCACTTTGGACACGCGAACATAATGAAGTTCTGTCCACAGTCGCGAGCTCGTTACAAGAACGATGTGGAGTATATGAACAACACAATGGTACAGGAGTGGAACGCTACTATTGCACCAGAGGACACAGTCTACATCTTGGGAGACGTTGCTTTCTTGCCAGCTGACAAGGCTGTTAAGATCATGCGCCGTTTGAACGGAACAAAGATTTTGATTGAAGGAAACCACGACCGTAAGTTGTTGAACGACCCAGTATTTCGGTCATGCTTTGCAGAAGTACACCCATACTTGTGCATTACATACGACAAGACTCGTGTAGTGATGTTTCACTACCCAATTGCAGAATGGGATCAAATGCACAGAGGTGCTGTTCACTTCCACGGTCACTTGCACGGTGGCGTGAGTGGAATGGAAAAGTATCGCTGTCGTGACATGGGTATGGATGCAACAGGTTTTATTGCTGTTCCAATGGAAATTGCAATCCGCGACGCGATGACTGGCGAAATCAAAGGGCATCACTAACGGTTGACAATTTGGTACTTTGGCGCTATAATATACATATAGTGAAAAACAAGGAGAGCGAAATGACGATGGTAGAAAGAGCTAGAATATTTGCTACTGCGGCACATGCGGCTGTGGCTCAACTTCGTAAGTACACGAACGAGCCCTACATCGTCCATCCTGCTGAAGTTGTTAGCATTGTTAAGAGTGTTCCGCACACTGAAGCGATGTTGGCTGCGGCTTGGTTACATGACGTTGTGGAAGACACAGGCGTTACTTTAGAAACTGTTCGTGCAGAATTTGGTGACGAAGTTGCTACATTAGTTGGATGGTTGACTGACGTTAGTCGTCCGGACCACGGCAACAGAGCCGCTCGCAAGGCAGTTGACAGAGCACACTCTGCATCCGCTCCAGCTGAAGCACAAACAGTTAAGTTAGCTGACTTAATCTCTAACACTCGTAGCATCATGGCACACGACGAAAAGTTTGCCAAGACATACTTAGAAGAAAAGAGATTATTGTTAGAAGTGATGAACAAGGGCGATGCTACATTAATGGCTATCGCTAGAAAAAATGTAGGTGAGTAAAATGTTTAAGGACAAGTTAAAGGAGTATGTAGAAACTTCTAACTTGGTTAATATGAAGGAAGCTGGCAACGGTATCTTTGTATTAAAGTACAAGAAGAAAGTGTTCTACGACAACCTGTGGAACGACTACATCGCCGAATGTCGTGGGTCTATTGTGGACAAGGATTTCAACCTAGTGTCGTATCCATTCACAAAGATCTATAACTACGGTATCGAAAAGGAAGCACCAGTGCTAGCCAACGATACTCCAGTTACAGCATTCCGTAAGGTCAACGGCTTTATGGTTGCTTGTACTTGGTACAACGGCGATGTCTTGGTTTCTACTACAGGCTCTACAGATAGCGACTATGTTGCTATGGCCAAGGAAATGATGTTGACTCATATGTGCTGGGAAGACTGGCAACTTGGGTTTACTAAGACAGATATGGATGGTATGACTGTAATGTTTGAGTGCGTTCACCCAAATGATCCACACATCATTCCAGAAGTTCCAGGTATGTATGTCTTAGGCTATCGTGAAAACACTTGGGGTAGCAAGGTTGGACACGACAAGGATACACTATGGCTCTTGGGCAAGGTGTTTAACTGTCATGTTCCAGAAGTCGTAGAAACTACTGTGGGTAACCTAGTAGAAGCTACTAAGAATGTTCGGCACGAAGGATTTGTATTTTATACAGCAGATGGTGTTAGTGCTAAGATCAAGTCACCATACTACTTGACTAGCAAGTGGGTTGCTCGCAATCCACGTACAGACAAGTTAGTGGACTTGAACAAGGACATCAAGCACAATCTAGACGAAGAATACTATCCACTGGTTGATGCTATCCGTGCTAATATAGTACAATATACAGCAATGGACGAGCAAGCTCGACTTGCATGGGTAAGGGAACAATTAGCATGAAAGATGAAAGTCATTTACCAGTGGCGGAACAGAGCCTAGTATTTCGGTTACGGAAACGTGCCGAAATACGTAGGCAAATTCCCGGGCGAAAAAGTGTTGAAGAAGGCACTAGAGATCGTATTGCAGATTTACTAGAAGAAGCTGCAGACGAAATTGAAAGTTTAAAGAAGCAAGTAATAGCCCTAAGGACTGTACTTGATGTAGAAAGGAACATGAAGTGAAGTGTTATCAATTAATTGGAGTACCAGGTTCTGGTAAGTCTACTTGGATCAAAAACCAAGAGTGGGCTAAGGATATTCCTGTTGTAAGTACAGATAACTTTGTTGAGGCTTATGCTAAGGAACAAGGTAAGACTTACAACGAAGTGTTCAAAGACTACATGCCAATTGCTGTTAAGTTAATGGCTAACCAAGCGTTGATTTGTCAAGCGAACGGTTTGGATGTAATTTGGGATCAAACTAGCACAACTCGTATCAGCCGCACACGTAAGTTTAACACCTTGCCAGGCTACGAACATATTGCTGTTGTTTTCAAGACACCAGAACCAGACGAGTTGGCTCGTCGTTTGGCAAGCCGTCCAGGTAAGAACATTCCAGACCATGTTATGCGTAGCATGATTGATGGTTTTGAAATGCCAACTGAAGACGAAGGCTTTACAGAAATTTGGTATACTTAACCAAAGACGTTGACTGTATGTGTCTAAACGCATATAATAGACACATACAGTTTTTATTCCCCCATTGAAAGATTTAATACAATGACTTACTTTCTCAAACAAGGTAACACTTACAAAGTTTCTAAAAAGGAAGCCCTTGACCTCAAGGAAAAACTTCCTGCTGGAAACTATGTCATTAAGAAAAATGACATGACTGGTGAGTTGTACCTTGAATCAATTGACATGTTTGAGTTCAAAGGCAAAGTTTATGGCGACACCGTAAAACGTGCTGATCGTATTCTTTATGCTTTTGAAGATCGTCCTGCGACCACTGGTGTAATGCTTACCGGTGAAAAAGGTTCTGGCAAAACATTGCTGGCCAAATTGCTTTCTATCAAAGGTTACGAAAAGGATATTCCTACAATCGTAATCAATGCTCCTTGGTGCGGTGATCAGTTCAACGCATTTATCCAATCTATTGAGCAACCTGTGATTGTTGTGTTCGACGAGTTCGAAAAAGTCTACGACGAACAAGAGCAAGAAGCCATGCTTACTCTGCTTGACGGCGTATATCCAACTAAGAAGTTGTTTATCCTTACCTGTAACGACAAGTGGCGTGTTAATCAACACATGCGAAATCGTCCAGGTCGTGTATTCTACTCAATGGAATATAAAGGGCTTGAAGCAGACTTCATCCGTGAATACTGTGAAGACAATCTCAAGGCCAAAGAACACATTGAGAAGATTATCGGCATTGCTGGTACGTTTGGTCAATTTAACTTTGACATGCTCAAAGCTCTTGTTGAAGAAATGAACCGCTTTGGAGAAACTCCTCAAGAGGCTATGTTGTTCCTTAACGCCAAGCCAGAGTACTCAGAAGAATCTCGCTACAAAATCAAACTTATGATCAACGGCGAAGAAATGGCAGAGACCAACTTCGAAGAAAAGGAATGGCACGGTAATCCTCTTACCAAGCGTGTTC